TGACGACTCCGATGTAAGAGAGGAACTATGATCCTTCACAATCCGTCAGGGGCAACCGCTGACGAACTTCGCAAGTGGGAACAGCACAACACGCAATATGCCATGACACCGGATGGGGATTTCGCACCAGGCAATCCCTACAAGTTCAGGCCGTATCCCAAGATGTTGTTCATGGCGAAGACCAATCCGAAGACAGGCAAGATGTCTGTCGGAGAAGTCCAACCGGCACCGTGGCTCTACGCCTCCATGCAGGACTTGGAGCGCGATACGAACTTCGTGGAAGGCTTCAACCGGCAGTGCCAGAAGATCGTTCAGAACGAGGATGAAGATCTGAAGGCGCAGGGTCAGGGTTGGTGCGAGAAGCAGGATGAGGCGCTGAGGCGAGCCGAGAAGCACTACGAGGACATGGCTGAAGAAGCCGCTCGCGTGCATTATCAGGTCGCACGCATGGGCGAGAAGGCTCGAGCGGAGTTCAAGGAAGCGGACGCTTCGACCAGTCAGCATATCCTCGACGTGAAGCCGAAGCGGAAGCTTGGCCGACCGGCGAAGGGTGTGAACCCCGTCGAGATTTCGGCGGAATAGCCGATGGATGACCTCTATTTCGGAGACGCCTCAACGAACAGGAGGCTCTACTGCGCTCAAGCCATCGTCACGGCTCCGGTCATCTTCAGCACGGCAGCAGGGACAGGAGGACCGCTCCTCTGGAACGGTTCATCGACGGTCAACGCACGCATCGTGGCTGTGGGATTCGCGGTCACGACGGCCTCTGCGGCGGCTGGTGCTCTCGGCTTGACAGGAGCCACAGGTCAGACGGCTGCGCCTGGTTCCACGACGGCTATTGACAGCACCGCGAATCTGTTTCTCGGTGGTCGGGCATCGTCCTGCACGGCCTATCGAGTCGGGACGCCCACGAATGCTGGCACGTTCTTTCTCCCACTGGCGCAGATCACAACAGGTGCGCTGACGGTGACTGAATCCACGATGAACTGGGCCTTTCTCAATCGCATCATCACGGTTCCACCGGGAGGCTGGGTATCTCTCGCTGGGTCTGCCACATTGACGACGGCGGTCATTCAGTGCGGTCTGATCTGGGAAGAAGCGCCGAAGGATTGGGCACCATGATCGAAGTGGTTCCATTCATTTCACGACCTGTTGGGATGATGCGCTGCATTGCTTGTAGCGATTACAAACGGCAACCGGGGAAGATGTGGCTCGGTATCAACAAACTGACGCAAGAGGACATCTTGATCGATTGTCCGAAATGCGGTGGAACTGGTCAGGTCGAGCGGTATAAGCACATCGATGTTCGCACCGGGCGAGAGATTGAATACGATAAGCCCGGACAGAAATTCGTCAACTTAGAGGACTCTACACATGGCTGATCGTTCCTATACCGTCTCTGGTGACAACATCACCGTCGTCGCGGCACCACAGCTTGTCTTCCTGAACGTCGCAGCCGGTGGCGCTGGAGTGCCTGGCTATGAACTGCTCAGATGCTGGGTGAGTCAGCGAGCCAACGCCACATCGGCGCAGCAGGGGATCTGCATCGGCACCAAGGTGACGGCATTTCCGACGCTGACATCGGCCACGCCTGCGAAGACCTCGCTCGGCTTGCCGACTGCGAGTCTTGTCGGCAACACCACAGGTGCGGCTGGATCGGCTGGCATCAACTCGAGTGCGAACGGTGGCGGCACTGAAATCAAAGTCTATCCCGACAACTTTAACGTGTTAAACGGATGGCTCTGGGTTCCGACGCCTGCAGAAACTATGCAGTCGATGCCTGGTAGCACTAGTGGCACGTTCCTACAGTTCACATCGACGCCAGGCACGCTGACCGGTTGGTCCTTCGGCGTGGTCTACCGCGAAATCGGTTAAGGCGCGGGGGCTTCGGCCCATATGCCGAAGTATTATCTGCAAACGACAAAGGGGCGTGGCGTCCAGCCACGCTCCTATGCCACTAGCTTTCCGCTGACAGAGAATCCCATCGCTGAAGCGGGGAATTGGGTCAGCGGAGCCTCACTTGGCGTTGATTGGCTCAATATGCAAACGACGCCAGGGCTCGCCTTCGGTGGCGCCAACTTCACCAGCAATACCTATAACGATGCGACCGCTGTGCTGACGGGCACATGGCGACCGAATCATGCCGTGCAAGGCACGGTAAAATCTCTGAGTCAGCAAAACGGCACCACGAACTTTCAGGAAGTCGAACTCCGTCTTCGCACCAGTATCTCTCCGCATCGGATTGCCGGCTATGAGGTGAATTGGTCCTGCCTGCACAACGGCAATCAGTATCACCAAGTGGGCTACTGGTATGGGCCGATTGGCGTCAATCCTACTTGCACGCTCGGCTGTGCGTTCGATGCTGTGCCGAACTCGATCAACAGCGCCGGTAATGGGATGGATTCGACGCACGGCAATGGCATCGTGGGGAACCTCGCGCAGAATGGGTTTCCTGGACTCTATGATGGCGACACCGTAGGAGCGCAGATCGTGGGCAACCGGATCACGACCTGGATTCTCTACGGCCCGAACTCACCAAATCCAGGGGTCTATACCCAGTTGCAGGATTTCTTCGATACGGGAGGAACCAGTGGAGGCGCGTTCTTTACACAGGGGAGTCCAGGCATTGGGCACTGGTCTAATTCATCGCTCGGTCTCGTCTCTGATTTTGGGCTGACGACGTTTCGTGCGACAGAGGTGTTCTAGTGGCGCTGGCAGTCGTCCAACACAAGACGGCCAATAATGGCATTGCCTCGACCACGCTACTGATCACGGTCACTTCGACAGGGACTGGCAATCTGTTAGTGGCGCATGGGCTCAGTTTCGATGGCACGACGCCGCACAATATTTCAGGCGTCTCAGATGGCACGAATAACTTCACCCAATTTCCCAGTGCGGCGATTGTCGGATCGGGCGCAAATTTTACCGGCATCGATTCCGATTGGTGGTATCTCCCTGCATCGTCTTCTGGTAAAACGACGATCACGATTACGTGGTCCGGTTCAGTCACCTTTCGGGAAGGCGAAGTCTGGGAAGTCTCAGGATTTACCACCCCAGCCACGGACGGCACGGCGAACAACACCTCGGCTGGAGGGACCGCCAGCGGGACTGATGCAACCGGACCTACGCTCAATACGACAGGGAACCCGGAGTTCGTGGCTGCGGCGATTGGTGTGGGCAATTCAGTCAGCGCGAATCCGAAGGCTGGCAACGAGTTTACGGCAGGCGGCAATGATCCCGGTTCAGGAACAGCTGGCGATGCCTGGTGTTCGCTCATTACGACGACGACTGGGAATCATACGCCGGTCTGGAGTGTGACGACCTCTGGCGATGTGTTCATCACATCAATGGTCGGATTCAAAGAAACACCTGTAGCGAGTCCACATCTGGCCCGTAACACCTATATGGCGCCGATCCTGACGCAGTAACATGGCGTTCTTCTATCCGCCGCCGCCGCCCTCGCAATCCTCGAGCGTCACGCCTCCAGTGCCGCATGAGCCGCAGGGCTCGACAGGCGATCAGCCGCCACGACGACAGGTTCAAGCCGCACTCGCGATGGCACTGGTCATCGCCTCATGGCCGGCAGACCTTGAGCCGAGACTTCAGGCGCCGAATAATCAGCAAGTCAAGAATGCAGCGGTCATTCCGCCGCCGCCATTCGTTCCGCCTCAAATTCCGTACGTTCCACAGTTCCATCCGATCATTGGGCAATGGAAAGTAGATTGGGCCGCGCAGACGATTCGTGGCAATGCAGCGGTCATACCGCCGCCGCCAATCGTTCAGCCGCCAGTTCCTTACGACACGCCATTAACGCATGTCTTTGGTCAATGGCTCCCGGTATGGCCGGCACAACGGGCCTTTGGCACGGCTGCGGTATTGCCGCCTCCTCCAGCGGCGAATCCGCCATTCAATCGTCCGTTCGCGAGTATTTATTCGACGTGGAACGATCCGATTGAGATTGACCTTGTTGCGACATGGACGACCGCACCTGACAATCCAGATCAGCCTCCCGTTCGCGGTCCACTCTCAACGACACACTATGCGCTCGCGCATCGGTCCTGGCCGACTGAATGGGCCGCGCAATCGGCACGGCATGTCACGCCTCCGACGTTCATTCCACCGCCTCTTCCAGCACAGAATACGCCATCGCTGAATGCCGTGCTGGCCTCATGGCCGGCATCGCTCGAGCCACGTCTACAGGCGCCGAACAATCAGGAGAACAAGATTGCCCCGCTGATGTGTCAGCCAGTGGGGCTCCCAGCGCATGACGAGTTTAACGTCAACTATGGGACTTCACTCGGGCCATGCAACTGGACGAACGTCATTGGGAATTTTGAAACCAATGGTATCAACGCCTTCCCAGGTGCAGTCGGTCAGAATCTCTCGTTCTGGAAAGAAACGACGTTTTCGCCAGACCAGTTTGCACAGGTCACGATTGCCGCATATGGAGGCGATACGCCTGGTATCGTGGTCCGTATCTCACCGTCAGGTGATGCCTCCTATGCGATGGTGGGAGATGCCAGCGGTGGCACGATCACGCTCTATCAGACCGTCGCCGGAGTCGGCACGGCCATACAGACCGTTTCAGGACTCACCCTCGTTGATGGAGATGTCTATCGGCTGCAGATCATCGGATCTGCGCTGCAGATGTTCCTCAATACCGCGCAGATCGGCACGACACAAACCGATACCGCCGTCACGACCGGACAGCCTGGCATCTTCGTCAATGATATTGCCTCGCCAGCACTGCTCGATAATTTCATAGCCGACAACTTCACCGGGCAATACCCGACACATCAGACAGGCTGGCTGAATCAAGGCATCTGGGCCGCAGCGTTCCCAGACCTCCAGATCGAAGTTGTCGATACAAACGTCCTGATTCCGGTCGATGCACCGGATCAGCCTCGACCGCAGGGACCATATAGCGCACAAGAGTGGACGATCCGGCAGGCATGGTCCAGTGACTGGCCTGAGCCTCAGCGGCTGACTACATTCGTTCCGCCGACGCCCAGTGCTCCACCGGTTCCGCAAGGGCCATTGTCCGCGACAGAAGTCAGCGAACTGGTCAGAGCATGGCCGACAGAGTGGCCTGAACCGCAGCGGCTGACCGCATTCGTTCCGCCGACGCCATTCGATTTCCCGACACCGCATGGGCCACTGTCAGTCACGGCCATCAGTGAATTGATCAGTCCGTGGCAACCGGCATGGGACGCACAACGGGCGCGGAACATGACGGCGAGTCTGCCGTCTGGAACTGCTCCTCCTCCTGTCAGATCGATCAGTAATGCGAATCTCGGAGCCTTGGTCAATCAATGGGTCCAGCACTGGCCGGCGCAGCATGTGAAGCCAATGCAAACCATCAGTGGTGCTGCGCCTCCTCCATTCAATCCAGAATGGGCGACGAATAGTAACCAGATTGTCGGACCTTGGGCTCCTCAACCGGAGACGCATTAAGTGCATTACATTCAAAGGAGACATGGCATCCCGGTCGTGTCTGCTTCAGCGACAGTCAATCCGTCACTGCTGCACACCAGCGATTTCACCTATCTGGGCTTTGTGACGATGCCGCCAGATGACCAGCCGAATGGCGTCAAATTCTCTTATTCGATGGGTGCGCTCACAGGTCGAAAGGTGGGATCTGACATCAACCTGTTGATCTGCGGATCACAAGCCGAAACTGGATGGCCCGATCCCGTCTACGAAATCAAATACAACGGCACTGGAACAGTCTGCACGCTTGTTCAGAACTGGTGGGACGTGACACTCGGCGGGAAAGTCGGATCAACTAATCCGAAACCGACCAGAGGACTTCTATGGGACGAGGTAGCTGGTCAACTACTCTGGTCCTATCAGGACCAATACAACGTAGGTTTTGATTGGAATCCGAGTTTTGGGAGCACCATACTTTCACTCCCGACCGTGCAACCCTTCGGGCCGTGGCGCACCTCCCAATTCTCAGGCTTCACTGCCGGCTATATGATGCCTGTTCCTTCAGCCTACCAAGCGACCTTGCAAGGTCGTATTCTCTGTGGCGCTCCGATTGGGTCTGGCAATTCTGGCTCACCGTGGGGTGTGGCATCCTCGGCCTGTAATGTGCCTGCGAATAGCACGCCTCCTGATGGCTATCAGGATGGGCATGTGAGCGTTCCTGTCACGACGCTGATCTATTCAGACATCTCCAATAAACAGTCACGTCCCAACGATGTTGATGATTGCGGATGGACGCATTATGGAGAGGGCGGAGACTTCGCGCATCAGCCGCAAGCCAATCCGGTGCAGGATGGCAGCGGGTGCAATATTGACGGCGCGTTTTGTGGTGTGCAGTTTGGACAAGTAGATGTCTTTACGGCTCTTGATAACGTCACGGCCTCTGTCTGGATTAACGGGACGACTAAGCAAGGCGTGGTGTTCATGGGCCAGCTCGCCAGAACCGTGGCGTCTCTGTCAGGCAGTTATCCGCCAGATGGACGAGTTCATACATGGTATGGACCGGCGCAGGTGTTTGGTTCGCTTAAGATGTGTGCTCACGGACAGAATGATACGCACTACGGCAACGAGGCGACAGGACCAGGCACTGTCTCAATGCAATCGTCTATGTGGATCTACGATCCAGCCGACTTGCTCGCGGTGGCGCTCGGATCGAAATCTTCAATCCTCTTGCCCCCAGTCACATCAGCCGCACTGTTCGTGGATATGCCAGGAGGTGGCAGTTTCCCTGAGCTTGCACCCTGCCAGAACGCGCATGGAGGCGCATGGTTTGAGCCCACAAGCAAACTGCTGTTTATGACCGCCAGGAACAGTGAAGGGGATCACCGACCGATCGTGCATGTTTTCTCAGTGAATTGTTGACAGATCAGCGATACTAAGCAGGCGCAGCCATGATCAGAGCAGCATCGGGACAAGTCATCGGCGCACAGATGGTCAATGCGACCACTGGCGCAGCGTTTGCCGGAACTGTCACGGTCTATGTCACCGGAGATGGCGGCACGCAGACGATTGGCGCTGTCGGAAGTGGCATCTGCACAGCAGAAGGCAACGGCTATTACACCTATCGACCGACCGCAGCAGAAACAGATTACATCCTCATCGCCTTCACGTTCATCGGCAATGGCGCTGTGCCGGCGACGATTCAGGTGGCGACGGTTACGGAAGCGCAGACCGTCGCATCCGCCAACACGACTGGCGGCACCTCTATCACTGTTCGGAACCTGATCAAAGCGGCGATGCGTCGGATCAACGTCATTCAGGAGAACGAAGACCCAAGCGGAGACTCCCTCAGTGATGCCTTTGATCGGTTCAATGACTGGGTGGATAGCATCTGCGGCAATGAACGTCTGAGTATCTACACCGTGACGCGCACAACGTGGAACCTGGTCCCAAGTCAAGCCACATATACGATCGGGCTCGGCGGCGATGTGAACATCGTGCGTCCACAGTTCATCAATCAGATCAACTGGATCAATGCGAATCTCTCCGTGCCGTTTGAGCAGCAGTTGACGCTACTGACGGAAGATGCAGAAGCCTCGCTCGCGCTCAAGTCGCTAACATCTACCTATCCGTTTTATGCCTATTACAATCCGACCTATACGGGGGCTCTCGGATCACTCACGATCTGGCCGACCGTGACAGGAACGGGACTGCAAGGGGCGCTCTACTATCCACAGCAAGTGAACCGATTCTCGAGCGTGAACGACACGATTGCCCTGCCGCCTGGCTATAACCGATTCATGCGCGAGGGGCTCGCGCTGGAACTCTTCCCTGAGTTTCGGGAAGGGCAGCAGATGGATCCATACCTGATGCAGAGTGCATCAGAGGCTAAAGCCAACATCAAACGCATGAACAATCGCCTGATGGACCTGCAAAGCGATCCGCAATTGATGTTTGGTAGTCGTCGATATTCGATCTACACAGGGCCATGAAGTATCCAGGGTTCATCGGGGTGAGCGATAAGACGCAGAGCGTCACGGCTAACCCTGAAGAGACAATCAACTGGTATTACGAATCGCAACCACAACATGCGAAGAATACCGCTGCGCTCTATCCGACACCGGGTTTCTCTGTCTGGGTAGCCTCAGGCGCCTCGATCTCGCAAGGACGTGCGCTGTTCTCTGAGAATGGGCGCACCTTCGGCGTAATTGGTAAGGATTACGGTGAACTGACCGTCAGCACGACTGGCGTGAATACCTTCACTCGATATGGATTCGTCTCCTACGACACGAACCAAGCGCAGATCGTGACGAATGGATCCAATGCGAATCAGGCATTTGTGGCGAGCGGGACGAACGGCTATCTGCATGACCTCGCTACGAATACGCTCACGCAAGAACTGACTGGCGACTGTGGCATGGTTGGCATGCTCGACGGTT